TGAAAGTCTGTTTTAGGATCTTGATAAGCTTTAACAACATCCATAACACCATATAAATTTTTACCATCTACTTTTACACTTGATGCAAAGTGTGTCATTATTCTTGGTTCTTGCTGTGAATAGTCAAACGCACCCCACTTCTCTCCCTCTTCAGGAAGAAATAAAGATCTAATTAAATTTGATACTTCTGGGTTACGTGCTGGCATTTGTTGTAAATTAGGATTACGCATAGATATTCTACCTGAAACAGTGCCTCCCATATCATTACGCAACTGATTTATGCTTGCATGTATTCTACCTTTATAAGAATGTTTTTTAATAGTTTCTATAAATGTGGTTCTCGCTTTGTTAATTTCACGTAATTGAACAACTTTTTTTGCAAGATCAGAACTATGATTTGAAAGAAAGTCTTTATCAAATTTAGGCTGACCAGACTTCTCAGTGCGTTCATATGGAATTTTCTTCGCATCAAAAGCTCGACCAATAGCACGCGCATTGAAAGGATCAATTGCAACGCCTGTGTCTTTAATGATGTAATCAAGTATCTTTTTCTCTCTTCGTAATAAATCTTTTTCTGACTTCTCAGCTTGTTCCAAATCAATTCTAACTCCTTTTGATATCATTTTAAAAATTATTGGTAGTAACTTCATTTCTAATTTATAAACTTCGTCCATCTCTTCTTGCTCAATTAAAGCTGAAAATTTATGATAAAGTTTTAGTGTTAATACTGTATCTTGTTCTGCGTAAGGACCTACCTCCATAGCTGGTAATTTATACATTTCTGCTTTAGCATCTGCATTGAACTCTTCAGCAGCTTTGTATAACCCCGACTCAGATTTTTTATCATCCAAGTAATCTTTAGATAGATTATTTAACGAGTAACTGAGTCTATTTTCATCGACCAATGCTCCCATAACCATTGTGTCTCTTATTTCTCCGTGGACCGTGAGCCCCATATGTTGTAGCCAACCAAGATCATAAGATGCATTATGAAATACTTTTGTAGAGTCATTTGCTAATAGTTTTTTAAGAATTCTTTTTAAAACTTTCTCATCAAAGTTTGGACCTACTTCGTGATTAGTAGGAAAGTAACCTTTCCAACCATCAACAGCAATTGCAACGCCAATAGTGTTGCCATCATTTCTTGACCAACCAGCGCCTAATTTTTTAAGGTTGGGATCTTTTGTTTCTAAATCTATTGATACAATATCTGATTCAAAAACTGCATCGGGTATATTTTCAGGCATAAGCCATTCATGTTGTTTTACAAATTTCATGCGTAAAGTTCCTTAAAAACATACCCGCGATCATTCCGAGTAATAAATAAATTTTTTCTTGCTCTAGTCATTCCTGTATAAAAAACTTTTCGCAAGTCATTAATGTTTTCTCTCAGTGCAGCTTGGGCACTTGGAGATATGTTTGAAAATAAAATAACGTTATCAGCTTCTCCTCCTTTCACGCCGTAAATTGTATTGACGGTAATTTGTGGTTCTGAGTTTATATTAATATTACGTTCCATAACTTTTTCAATATAAGTTCTATCACCAGCATTAACTGTATCCAATGCTTCATGCCAAGGCCACTCAGTAGTATATGTTGGATCTAACAGGCCAAGTTCTTCTATGTTAAAAAGATTATACTTTTTATCCATGTCTAAATTTTTAAATTGTTTTGCACCTGTTTTTAAAAGACCTCTAGGTTTATTTTTATTTCTTGTTGACATAAAATTAAATAAATTTTTAATGCTATCCGCGTACACATCTCCGCCTTCTTGTAATTTTTTCCAAGTGTTGATTGCGTAAATAACTTCTTCTTTAATTGAAAGCGTTTTAAATTTTTTATAAAACATTCCATGCTGTCGTAATGTTCTAACTACATTATCTAACATGTAACCACATGTAGCTAAAAAATAATAAGATCCGCCTAATCTATAATTAATAAATTTTTCGTTATCCAAGTAATGTATACTACCACCTTCGTGGACCGCTTCCCATTGTTTTTGTTCTCTAAGATCTGTAGGTATACGTTCAATAAGTTTTTTTGACTTGTCTGCTATCAATTTTGGTACCCTATATGACTTATTAAGCACTTTAGATTCACCTTCTAAGTTCTTGAAAAACAAGGATTCTGCTCCCGCCCAATCAAATATCTCTTGATCATCATCACCAGCAATGTAAACTCTCTCCGCTTGATTAATAAATTTTAAAATCATTGCCCATTGTAAACGTGTGAGATCTTGTGCTTCATCAACAATGACAACTTTTAATTTTGGAATATGTACATCTTCATAAACAATTTTTTCAATACTATCTGTAAAGTCAAACACCTGATTTCTATCTTTGTATTTTTTCAATGTGTCTGCAATAAATTGCAAAGTAAGATATCCACCATCTAATGATCGTGATACTTTATGAAATGTTTTTAAATCTTGCATTCTTTGTCGTGCTAAATCAACTAATCGTATGTAAGGATTATCACTTATACTTCGACCCATCTCATCTACATCTAAATCACCGCGCATATTTATATCCATTGTTATCTTTTGCGATCTACATAATTCGGCAAACTCATACCAATTTTTTGGTTTCATTTTATTCTGTGGTTGAAAGCCTCCTATCTTCCAAGCAATGCTATGCAAAGTTTTAAAGTATTCAAATTTTTTCGCATCGACTTTCAAAAGTTTTGTTACCCTAGTTATCGCTTCGAGTCTGGCTTTGCGAGTGAATGTAAAAAATCCAACATCTTCAGGTGTACAATTATCTTGCAGCTCCCGTTCTATAATATCAAGAAGAGTTTTAGTTTTACCCGTCCCTGGTGGACCAAATATTTTTAATGTATTTTTATTTAAATTTTTTAACATTGTTCCTCTACTTGTAAAATTGATTGCGCGATGAAGTAAGGTATCTGAGGTACTAAACTATTTCCTAGTCCTTTAAGTCTGTCCACCCTATTGGGTATCCCATGAGCCACTCTACCCAGTTCGGGTTCAATGTCCCACCAGTTTTGTTCTTGTTGTCCGTGTGTTGCACTGTTACGTCCAAAGTATCTCTGCTGACTTTCCCATTCCTTATTCTGCCCCCTATGTATCCTCCCTTGCCGTCCCTCGACGTTGGTGTCGGCCATAGTTTCGCCTCTTTTGATAGACTCTGTTGTTTCGCTGTGTCCATGTTTTTCCAATCCGAGTTCAACGGAGTTGGCCAAAGTCTCTTCTCCCTCACTTGATCGGCTAATCGTATCTGTATCTGCTGACCGCTCGGTCGTTTCAAGTGACCCGCGTCCAGTGCCTTCTGAATTCCCGGTAGGTTCGATCCGCCCGCCATGTTGTCTGGCGTTCGCCACAATCCAGATTCTTTCTCTTTGATGTTTTGCACCGACGCTCGAAGCTGAAATACTAAATGTCCTTGCGGAGTAACCTTCACTTTCCAAGTTCTCGAGTACGGTGTCGAGACCGAGTTTAATGTGTCCACTAACGTTTTCTCCAATAACCCAAGACGGTCTGAGTTCTTTGATAAGTCTAAAATACTCTGGCCAGAGGTGTCTCGGATCTTCTTCACCTTTTTTTCTACCTGCGATGGAGAAAGGTTGGCAAGGGTATCCTCCTGTGATGATGTCGATGGAATTAATTCCATCTGCTTTAAGTCTTTCATAATTCAACTCCTTTATATCTTCATATTGTTTAACATGCGGCCATTGCTTTTTTAAAACTTTTTTTGAATACTTATCAATATCACAAAACGCTACTGTTTCAAAACCACCAGTGGCTTCAAGTCCTAAACTGAAACCACCGATACCACTAAATAAATCTAAGTGTTTTAATTTCATATGCCTATCTTCACATTGTTTTTAGCATACCACTGTGTAAGTCTTTCTTTTGGATCTTGTAATTTAGAAGAACCCTCTCCAGGTTTAAGGTCTTTTAGCTTTTTTAATTTACCTTTTTCTTGTTTCTCCCAAACAGCTTTAATCCATTTGGTAGCTTCTTCTTTCATTGGTAGATAAGTATGGTTGTCATCTCTCCAACTATTATCTTCTATGGCAATACATTCTAAAATGTAGTTGTACATTTCTTTTGATAGTTTCATTTGAACTCCTTTGTTAAAAATAAGTTATAACATATTATAATACACAAGTCAAACAATTTAAAAAGGTACTTCATCTATTAAATCTTTCGTTGGTAAAGGTTGACTGTCAAAATTAATTGCGGGCATGTACCATAAGTGTTCCAATGCACCTTTAACTCTTTTCTTTTTACTTCCTCCTTCAAGTTCTCGTATACGTCCACAGATTTGTGTTTCGTTATACTCAGTAAATTTTCTTGATTTTAAAAACGTTTCCAGGGCGCTTAGTGTAAACCAAGATATATCTTCTTTATCTGTAAAAACTTTATCAATTAAAACTTCATCAATAGATAATGCTTCACCATTCTCACGCATAAAAGATCTAAGATGCTCATCAAATCTACCTTGCTTACTAATTTCTTTTGGCATTGGAATGATATCGCAGCTTTCTAATAAAAAATTTATTTTAGCTGCCCAGTCAACTTCTTTCATACGTGGTGGTAACTCTGTTAAAACATCCATACATTTTTTTCTAAATCTATTTTGATCATACAAAGTATCTGTATCTAATTCGATACGTTTACCATCAACATTTAAAAACCAAACTGGTTCATCACTTTCTAACTTTTGTAAGTCTGTTAATTGATGTTGATAGGCTGAACCAATACCATGTTTACGTAATTTACATTGCACAGGATTACACACTGAACACATTGGTTGATCTTTACACTTGTATTGATAATCTTGTTTTTCATGTTGCTTAATTGTTTTATTGACTTGTTCTATTGATAACTCTGGTTCGAAGTATTGATAATTAAATTTACCAATTTTGGTTTGCCAATTATCTGGAAAAGCTTTTTTTGCATACACTGCATANTGATATAAAACTTGATCTCTACCACCTTCAGATATACCCATTGCCATTAATGTTTGAAGACAAGGTGGACCATCGTCTAATTCTTTATTCGTTTCTCTCTTTGCTTTTTTTCTAGATAATTGTTCTTTAGTGATTGATATTTTTTCTGCTNCATCTAAAAATTGTTCNAGGGTAAGACTAGAACCATCCTCTGCAAATGCATATCGAAAAGANTCATCTCCACCAAAGTAAGGTAAGTTTAAAAAGTTACCTACGTCTCCTCGTTCGGTGTTAAGACTAATTTGTTTTGGAAAAACTTCNGTGTNNGCATGACCGAGATCCGCGGNCCATTCAATTAATTTAGATCTTAATAATTTTGCAGGTACAAATTCTTGTGTAAAAACAAAAATGTGAGCACCACCACTTTTAGATCGACAAACAATTAAAGGTAATTCTAATTTTTTTATTTCATCAACAATAGATTGATGATCAATAGGGTAGGTGTCAACATCAATGCAACCCCATTTACAAGCGCTATCATCATTAATAGGCACAATGCCAAGACTTGGATCTTTACCAAGTAAGTGATTTTCCCAAAGGGTATCTGTAACAATTGCTTTTTTAATAAAAGCTTTACCACCCTTTTTTCCTTTTTCGTCAAGTTCACCAGCCACATATTGACCATGCGCTCTTTCTAAACCCGCAAATAAATTTTTAAATCTGTTAAACATTTTTGACCCCTTATGAGTGAACCATGCTCAGGTGTTACGGCGAAATAACAATTATTTTTAACGATTACCTGAGCATTATCCACGGCGTAAACAATCAACAGTACATAAAGGGTCATCACTTTAACTTTACTATAAATCGCTTACGAACTTTACCTTAAAACTTTACGCCCGTTACTTCTTCTTTTTCTTCTGTGGGAGTAACATCAACCATAGAGTCAGAACTATTAGATTGTTCTTCATCATGGTCAGCAGCTACGCCAACATCTCCCTCTTGGAAAGATTTAGCAAAGCTGATGCACTGTTCTAAGGTTTCTTTTTTCTTAACCATACCTTCTCTCTCAATAACCCATCCATGTACGGGATTACCGCCAGATGACTCTAAAGTAGAAGTTAGATTATAAACGAAGCTGTAGCTTGGTGGATTTTGAATAACTCTTTCTCCAACTTTTAAAATGGCTGTCTTTTGCATGTACAACCACATTCTACTTTTCTTCATTTGCGAAACTTTCATTGTAATCATTGCTTTAGATAAAGGTAGATCATCTTCATCTAGTACAACAACTAAATGATTTGCTACTTCATCAACATAATTACCATTTGGTAAATAATTTAAATTATCATTCGGATCTCTTTTAGTCTTTGACATGACATCCGACGTAGCTGGATGAACGTTGACAGGTGCTTTACTTGTACCTTGCCCTCGTTTTTCCCACTCTACATAATTTCTATAAAACTCACATGGAATTACACGTATACCTGTGTCTCCATCAAAAGTTTCTTTGTTTGCTTTATTAATAATATTTCCTGGTCTATTATTTTTTACAGTTTTATCACTTACTTCTGGTGACATTGGTTGTAAAATTTGAAACCTAGGAATTAATATATCTTGTGTGGTAACATTACTTAATCCGTCACCTAAATTTTGCACTATAAGATCTAGTGCATCGTCATTTATTGCTACCTCTGTTTTCTTTTTTGCAGCTACTTCGTTTTTAGCCATACGACCCCCTATTTATTTTTTATTTTTACGTTGTGATAACGAAAAATTCCAAACAGTTCTTCAGGAAAAGTTTTACCATCTCTTGCATACTGTTCGATTGTCTCTCTGCACCATGCATCGAGAGTATTCCAAGCTACGCCTTGCTTCTCTTGCGGAAGAAGACCTTTACTAATTAAAAATTCACGAAACTTTTCTGCATCTTCATCTTGGCCTTTGCCAAATTGCATTTTTATTTCGTTTTTAATTAGATCACCAGCACCCAGTGACCGTATGAATTCATATGCTTTATGTGTATTTTCTCTTTTTATATTTGCTCTTAACTTTTCATCGTATTCAACAAGACTACCATCAGTTAATTTTAAAGACGTTAAATTTTTTTCTTTTAAGTATGTGCCAATTGTTGCACTTAAATTTTGTATTTCTTGCGTTGCTTCTTCAGCAGCTTTTTCATGTAATTGTTTTTGTTCTTTTGTTTCTACTAATTTTTTACAAAGAGCCCCAATGTCTGATAAGCCTTCTCCGTCGAGTTCTTTTAATTTTTGATCAACAGCCTGTGTCGAAAGTGTGTCAAATATAGAATCTAAATCTTTGGGCATCGTAACTCCTTATGTTAATCGTTGCAGCTAACAACTTATAACTCCTTTACATGAAACTATATTACCTTGTCAACAAAAGAAAAAGGCTAGACTCTCGGGAGGAAAATCTAGCCTAATTTCTTTAGCCTTGATCTGGGACGAAAGGAGTTACGTAAATAACAGTACCAAATCAATTTTACATTTAGTTGTTTTTTCTGCATTTTACAACTATAAAGGGCAAATGGAGTTACAATATCGTTTCAGAACGAAACCTTTTGTACATCAGAAAAAAGCATTAGAAGAGTCATGGAGCCGTGACAGTTTTGCTTATTTCATGGAGATGGGCACAGGTAAATCAAAGGTTTTAATAGATAATATTTGTTTATTATTTTTAACAAATAAAATTAAAGGCGCATTAGTTGTTGCACCCAAAGGTGTTTATCGTAATTGGAAAGTAGAACAATTGCCAGCACATATGTCACCACTTATTGAAGATTATGATGTATATGATTGGAATCCTGTGGATACAATTAAAGAAAAAAAGAGACGTAATGATTTTTTATATAAGGATGGAAATAAATTTAAAATTTTTTTAATGAACGTTGAAGCGTTCTCAAGTGTTAAAGGAAAAAAGATTGCTGATAAATTTTTACAATTATATCCAGCGATGTTTGCGATTGATGAGTCGACGACAATTAAAAATCCTAAAGCTGCTAGAACTAAAAGTATAATGAAACTTGGTACACTAGCCAGGTATCGTCGGATCTTGACTGGTTCGCCCGTGACCCGCAGTCCGTTGGATTTATTTTCTCAATGTTATTTCTTGGACCCAAAACATTTACAACAACCAAGTTACTGGTCATTTAAAAATAAATATTGTGTGATGGAAACAGGTTATGCAGCAGACTACACTTTTCAAAAAGTTCTTGGCTATCAACGTTTAAGTGATCTAACTGGTTTACTAAATAATTTTTCTTTTCGTGTAAAAAAAGATGAGTGTTTAGATCTTCCTCCAAAAACATTTGTTACCAGGGAAGTGCAAATGAATAAAAAACAAGAAGATGCATATTTACAAATGCAAGCATTACAAATTGCTAGACTAGACTCAGGAGAAGAAACAACGGCTGTTGCAAAACTTACAATGATGTTACGCTTACATCAAATCGCTTGTGGCTTTTTAGTTACCGATGATGATGGCATTGTAGATCTTCATGATGAAAAGGGAATGATCCCAAGGTTGGAGACGTTAATGGATTGTTTAGATGAGATTGATGGTAAAGTTATTATCTGGGCAAACTATCGTCACAACATTGAACACATAGTAAAAGCAATTACAAAAAAGTATGACAATCACTCTATTGTAGAATCTTTTTATGGAGGAACCAAAGATAAAGAGAGAGTTGATATAATAGAAAAATTTAAAGATCCAAAGTCTGAGCTGCAATATCTTGTAGCCAATCCAAAGACAGGTGGGTACGGATTAAACTTAACTGTGTCAAAAACAATTATTTATTATTCTAATAATTATGATTTAGAAGTACGCATTCAATCAGAAGATCGTATTCATCGTTACGGCCAAGATCAAAAAACTTTGTATATAGATCTGCAATGTGTTGGCACAGTCGATGAGCATATCATCGCTAATTTGGTAGGAAAAGTCAAGATTTCCAACAAAGTTTTGAATGAACAATACCGTGAATGGATAAAAGTCTTAAAAAAATCTTGAATTAAAGTTATAAATAGTTATATGTAGTTATAGGGAGTTATTCCCGTTGAAAGGAGTTACGTATGACAATGTTACATGGAGTAATAGCTATCATATTAATAGCGGGAATAGTTCTCTACAAAAACACTTTGCTTTTTGCATTGTTGTTTGGTTTTTGGATCGTTTGGAGTAGGGGAGGTTTCGAATGGTTGTTATAGGATGGCAGTCAGGAATAAATTCTATTCATCCAGGTCCAACGGTTGATTATCAGCCGTTGCCGATGACTGAAGAATTATTTTTAAGACGCCAACAGAATCTTATCAATGCGATGTTAGGTGCTGATGATATTGAATTTAGGATAATCTATTTTCATAAACTACAGGAGCTCATGCGCCGTGTCCCGTGAACAAGATAAAATAAATCCGTCTTACTATAGAAAAAAAATTCAAGTAACTGATTTTATTATTGAATATGACATGGGTTTTTTAGAAGGGAATATTGTTAAGTATATTTCTAGATATAAATCAAAGAATGGCATTGAAGATTTAAAAAAAGCTAAATGGTATTTAAATAAATTAATTAAACAAAAGGAGAAAAATGAATAAATCAAACTCACCCTACTCAACGATTGCTGTAAGGCATGATATTCATGCACGGCTAAAAAAATTAGCTAAAGCAAGATATCAATCAATAACAAAATATATTGAGCAATTAGTTGAGTTCGAAGAAGAGAACGAAAATAAACGCGGTAAAAGGAAAGGTTTACCTAAATGAATGAACACATAAAAAATTATTTGTTTTGGATGTGGTTTAGTATTGTGCGTATTTATTTTGATAAAGTTTTACGCAAACCACAACGCACAGTTATCTTTATAATTAAGTACGCACCAAGAAAGTTACGGGACCGAACATTGAATAGATTATTTTATTCTAACCCATCAGCTTTTAAAATTTTTTCAGATCTAGTGGAGGCAGTTGATGAGTGATTTTATGTTTTGGCATTTTGTTGCCATAATTGGAGTATTTGTTTTAGGATATCTTTTAGGAGGATGGCGCATACGACGATTATATGAGCCTCGCCTGGAAGAGGAATATAATAAAGGTGTACGTGATGGAGATCCAGAGTGGCAAGCAAGAAAAACAAGAATATAGAAAAATGTTTACGTGCTGCACTGGAGAAGATTAGTAAAAAAGCCGTACGGGAGCCCCGTACTGCGCGCGAAGTCGCCGATCGATTGTTATGGGAACGATTGAGAATAATAGTTTGGAGGAGATATGAAGTTAGAGGATTTGACCAAGAAACCGTGTCCCGCGTGCAAAGGTAATGGGTATATTCGTCTTACGTTCGAAGGAGAAAGTGCAACGCAACAATGTCAAGTATGCGAAAGCCAAGGAGAAATTTGGGTTCGACGTGTACCGCGATCCGTGGTTCAAGAGCAAGAAGAAAAGAAGCAAATTCATTGATCCGTGTCCCGTGGTTAGTTGGCAAAAAGGAAAACCTATACCTTTTTAAAAGTTTAGTATAAAATTATAGGTGTAGACGGAGTTTTTATTCTTTTTCACTTCGTCTACACCTCGTTATAAGTTATTGTGTACTTGTAACTTTTCAGGTATACAATTAAGACTGTTATATGGCTGAACCGATATGGTGGCTAAGGAGCAGTTTATGAGTGATGATATTTTACTGGAAGCGCAAGCTAATGTCATTGATCACTTATTGGAGGGGCTAGCACCTAATGATTTTTCCTCCAGGTGCACCCTCCTAATTAATGAATTTAAATTTATAGATCATCAAGCAGCTTCTAAATATATTAATAAAAAATTAAAGGAGAGACATGGTAACGTCCTCACATTTACCCCGAAGTCCGATTAGGGAAGTTTTTACTTGCCCAGATTGTAATAAAGTTCACGTCACATTTTGGGATGATGTTAAAAAAATTTATAGTCAACAAGAGTGGGAATATATTGTTGGTCAAGGTGTTAAAGCATTAAAGAAAATAACAGAAATAATGCCTATATCGGATGATCCAAAGGTATTTTAAAGTTCTCTCTATATAAGTAATTATTTTGAAAAAAATATTTTTTTACTTTTTGCTCAAATATGAGGTAACACAGGTAACATTTGGCTACAACATGCAGAAAACATACAAAAAAGTGTTACTTATTGTGTTACCTGAGAGACAATTCTTCAGGTAACAGGTAACATTTCAAACCTTACTGGTATCGCGCGCGAGGGAAAAAAGGTAAAAATTTTAATTTTGATAAAAATGCTGTATAAGGGGTAAACTATGAAAAAATCAAATATTGTTGAAATAACTCCTCAACAAAGAAAATTTTGTGAGTTAATTATTTTGTATGATGGCGAATGGACGGCAACTCAATGCGCTATTGAAGCAGGTTATTCTGAAAAGTCTGCTAGAGTTATTGCTAGTCAATTACAAAATAGGGAGAGGTATCCAAAAGTATATGATTACTTGTTGGAGTTAAGAGAAGAGCAACATAAAAAATATCATGTCAACTATAATCGTCACATGAGGAGACTTGCAAGTTTATCTAAATCAGCAGAGGAAAAAGGCAATTATACGGCAGCCGTAAGTGCTGAAGTTTCAAGGGGAAAAGCAGCAGGTTTATATGTTGATAGAAAAGAAATTTTGACTGGTTCAATTGATAGTATGCCTAAAGCAGAGGTTGAAAGAAGGCTTGCTGACCTGAAAAAAAGGTTTCCAAAGGTAGTAAATGTGCTTTCACGTGAAACGAAAAAGGGTAATGAAAGAGAAAAATATTTGGAAGACGATAAGACTTAACAGTAATATTGTTAAGTGGGATAGAGTTGAGTCTAAAACATCGCCTGGAATTCCTGATTTACATGGATTTTTTAAAGATATTGACATAGGCTTTGGACATACCTTTTGGGTCGAATTAAAATTAACTAAGACTAACAAAGTTTTGCTCAGTTCTAAACAAATTGCGTGGCATCATCGCTATGAAAAGTATGGTGGTACATCTTTCATCTGCGTTAAGGCCCTCTTACGGAGGTCACTGCTGATATATGTGGGAAAAAGGGCCACGGAACTCGGGGAAAAAGGCTTGAAGCTCGCCCCAGATCTGGTCATGACCGAAACATGGTCCGAGGATCGCTTTGTTGAGCTCGTCAAAATACGCCAAAAATACGCCAAACCGTACGCCTCTATATAGATTAACTACATGCACCAGGTGCCGCTGGTAGCTGCGGGAAGACTTTAAAATATGGCAGAAATCCGCCAAAAATTACCCTGAAGCGTGAGCTTCACCTGGCTGGGCCCTGGAAGCACGGGAAAAATACGCTGACTTTTCGCCGTTTTCCGGGCTTCTATATAGATTCAGTCAGGCCGCCTGGAAGCCGCTGATCCTGCAGCTGGGGAAAAATAAATTTTTAATTGGTTGACTTATAAGAAGTTATAACTATATTCATAAATGGAGTTACTGAACTGGTAGGGTTAATACCTGAAACATGCTTAAGAGTAGCTCCCGAGTTGCGGGGCTCGTTCCCTCCCGCAGAAAAAAGAGGTCATATGTTTACAGTAAAAGAAGCGTGGGCGCTGGTCGGGGGTTTGTCTAAGCCGTCCAAGATGCCGGGCCACGGCTACGGATTAAGCGCTAAAGATTGCAAGACAGGAAGCGTATTAAGAAAAATTTCTAACAGTGTTTGCTCTGCATGTTATGCGTTGAAAGGTCGTTATGTTTTCCCGAATGTATACGAGGCGCACCAGCGCCGATTAAAATCAATTGATAATAAATTATGGGTTGAGGCTATGGCTTCATTAATCAATTG